CTAATCGATGGACAGTTTATGGACACTTTCAGCCAGCGGATTAAAGTTGATCGCGTCCTGTAAGAAGTCCGGCGAAAAATGAGCGTACGTCATTGTTTGCTGAATCGTTGCGTGCCCCAGGATTCGTTGCAACGTAACAATATTTCCGCCATTCATCATAAAGTGTGTGGCAAATGTATGACGCATGACATGCGTAGCCTGCCCCTTCGGTAAATCCGGTTTCACCTCCTGAAGAATCTCCCGGAACTTCAGATAATCAACCTGATACAACAACCCCGTTCGACGGGTTTTAATCAGAGGCACAACCGAATCCGCCACAGGAACCGAACGGGATTTTCCGTTTTTGGTGTTAAAGAACGTAACCCGGTTGCCAACGATATGCTCTCCACGTAGTTCTGATGCTTCACTCCATCGGGCACCAGTAGAAAGACACAGAATGGCAACACGACGCGCATCCCCCTCCAGCCGCTCAAGAAGCCGCTCAATCTCATCATCAGAAAGAAAGGCCATCTCTGTGTTCTGAACTTTCAGCTTGCGTATACCGCGTACAGGGTTCGCGTTGTGAAAGACCTCAGCTTCAATCAGCACCGTGAACATGGTAGACAGAACGCATAAGTCACGATTAATACTGGACGGCATTAATCCGGCCTGTAATTTCTCTGACCGATACTCGAGCATAAATTTTCGCGTCATCTGACTGGCACGAGGATCCCCCATTTCACGAATAACCTTCCCTAACCTGACCCTGTAGCTATCCCCGTAAGCCTGATTACGCCCGTCAAGCATCCACCACGCATCAAGTAACTCTGATAATCGCCGCTGATCAGCTGGCTTAGCCTGCCATGGCTTGTCATGGAAGTTCTGTAACACATACTTCTCAAACTCCTGAGCCTTTGATTTCAGGGTGAAGATTTTTCGAATCCGCTTTCCTTCCGCACCCTGAGGCCTTACATCAACCTGATAACGTCCGTCTTTGAGTTGCTTAATCGACATGATTAGCCCCTCCAACGGATAAATTAACTAAACACTCCTTGCGAGATGTAATTCGCTCAATGTGTAGCGTCAGCCAACATTGCGGCCTGATCGGGGTGATTTTTGGGTAATGCCGATTGAAACCTGATCGCCCTCCGACTGAATAGAGCCATCAAGAGAGAGAGCCGGAGCAACCTGCCCGGCAGCGGGAAATGTTTTGTCGTGAAGTATCCACATAGTGTATTTTTCGAATCGCTCGACCTGGATTACTTTTTCTACAACCTCAATTCGCGCAGGTTTATATCCAGACTCATAATTTCCTATAGTCCCTACAGAAACCCCCGTTACTTGCGAAAACTGAGATTGTGTAAGTTTTTCCGCATTTCTGATCGCCTTTAGTTTTTTGGCGTAATCTCTTGACATGTTCACCATACGATGAGTATCCTCTTTTCGCTCTTCACCACACGGTGAAGAAAACAAACCAAAACAAACCATCACAAGGCGCAACAAGCGCACCAACGCAAGAGGATAACAAATGCGGGACTTCATTGCCGATAAAGAGTTATCTGACCACCAACCACTTCAGGAAAGTGACACACTCAGCGGATCCATTGATGCCGCCAACGACGACGAACACGAAGAAAACAAGAAAAAGCGCTCCTACAAAAAAGGAGCGACTTTACGGCTGGATGGTCCGATCGCCGGGCTTTGCTCTCTGGAAAAAGGCGCGGCATATATTGGCCTAACAAAATCTGCACTGCGCGTAGCCATTCATCGCGGTCAAATGCCGGGACACAAAACGCGCACAAACCCAGAAGATGAAAACTCAGACGGAGTATGGTGGTTTAACGCCAAAGAGTGGGACAAGTTGGCTGATGAGCTACCAGAGTACGAGCCCCCAGAATGGCACAACTGGAAAAGTTACTGGACGTATGACCGCCAGAAAAGAAAGTTCTCTCCAGCCGACAAAGAAGACTGCCAGACCGTTAACGGAAAACGGGTTTATATGGGTAGAAGCTCAAAGCTGGAGCGACTCAAAAGCAGCGAAGGCAACTAAACACACAAAAATGACCAACAACATCACCAATATCATTTTGACCCTCGTTCTTTTTGAAGTGGGCGTGGTAGTGATTTGGCTTCTTCGCAAATTAACAGGGTATGAGGAACGCTTTATGGCTCTCAATGTTGAATACATCACTGCTTATGCCAGAGGTCTTTTTCCGGCTGCCATTGGGGCAATGATCATGGTGTTTGTCATCTGGTTTATCGGGTAGAGGTGCAAAAAATGAATAAGCAACAGCGTAATTCTTCACAACAACGTTTCCGCAACGGGGCGGAACGCCATGCTAACCGTTTCGCTACCAGTGCATCACGCAGCAACATCCGCTACAGCCTGAGTGATACACACGCAACGCCGGATGGCCACGCTGTAAAACAAATCGGCGAGCATACCTGGCTGATTGAGAAGGCTGGAATCGTGGTTCACAGATGCCCACGCAATCCGTTTACTGGAAACCGCATTTTTGCTCTAAGCAGCGGCGACAATCAGTTCGGGCAGGATTTCACATTATACGAAGCGCTTCGCACGGTTGATCGTCTGCTGCGTGGACAGAGTTTTATTAAACAGACTGATTTATAACAGGTGATTTATGACCAAAGAGCATGCACAAGGTGTATTTATCCGTTTTATTGATTTTCGCGGTGAACTGTTATTACGCGCATCCGCTATTGATGGAGTGGCTCCGGCGGGTAAAAACGGAGCCAACGAAGCCACTTACGTTTATCTGAACGGCACGCGACTGCTTGTGGAACTTCCGTACCAGACCGTACGAGAAATCATTAGTGAAGCTGAAAAGGCACGTCAGGTTAATGGCGATGAACCATATATCGAAATTATTTGTATGGATTCAGAAGCTGAAATTCAGAAAGCAGATTAAAGGGCGTTGCGATGGGCAAAGAATATAAAACTCTCATTAACAAAGCACTTGAGCGTTTTTATTTTCGCTTAAGTGCATCAGGCGCTCATGCTGAACGTGCAGCCCGTGACTCATTGACCAGGGCAATCCGGAGTCTGTATGACGTGGCTTTTTACGCTGATGATCTGGATGCACTTAACGAACTTTCCGAGCTAATCTGTGCCGCAGAATGCGGGGAACATATTGAACCGTATAAGCTGGGGAATATCGCATGAGTATATTTATTTCATGGCTTGCTCTGATTATTTCAGTGGCCTGCGCCATTGGGATTATGCGAATTATTCATTCAGTAAAAAAGATTGAACGTTTTTTCACTGGTGAATAACGATACAAATAAAACATCAAATTAAATAAGAAAACGTGAAAACCATCCGTATTAACGGAGGTATTCGCACACGCAGATAACGGAGATACAAAAATGCACGCAAAAGAAGAAGGTATCATCAGAGCACTGAAAGAAATTTCAAAGATGGAAAGCGAAGTAGCGAAAAAAGCCGTAGCAAATAATCATATAGACGTCGCGACCCACACAATGATAGTCGCAAAAGTCACGGCAGAAGCCGCCAAAATCATCGAAGAACAGGGTGCGGAACTTACGCTTTTCAAAACTCAACCAGTCACCGAACTGGATTTATCTAACACCGGACGCCTTATTTACACAATTGGCTCAGAGCTACAGCGATACACCATTATTGCCGGATTACAGGACAAATACCTGATCACTCCTCACCCCATAAGGGAATCAGCGCTTCTGACAAATCTCCGCCTGATAGAGCGCTCTCAAGTTGCATTCATTGATGACGCCCGACACACCGTATTTAACGCATAGGGTTACTGGACAAAGGGGGCGCAATGGCAATTAAGCATTTCCCCGTCGTTCGCTTTACCTCCAGAGGGCGCGAATACGAGGTCGACGAACGACTGATTACCACTATCGACAAACATCGTTCGGAAAAGGATGCACACCACATCTACCTCACTGACGGCACTTATTTCTGCGCCACCAACGTGGCGCGGGTGAATCTTATCCGACAGGTACAGGAGCCACGCAGATGACCATTCTGGACTACATCGCTACCCATCCGGGTTGTAGCGGCGGAGAAATCGCAGCAGCACTGAATACTCCAACCACAGCCATTAATGCTGAGTTACGCCAACTTTGGCGCGGCGGCTTAGTCATCAGAACAAACCGCAGCACAGGTGGTCGCGCTCGCAAAACTGGAGGCCAGGCTTCTTACCACGTAAACCCGATGCCGTTCGGGTGTAGCAATCCACTTACTCACATGTTTAACCAGCTACTGAAGGAAGCCAGAACATGAGCACCATCAACCACCAGAAGCTACGCGAACTGGCATTTGCCCTGCAACGAATGGCAACACCTCAAAAATTACTGGCATTTCGCGCAATGCTCTCGCCGTCTGCGGTGCTGGCATTGCTGGATGAGCTGGAGCACGCCAGAACCACGGCTCCTGCCATTCGCCTGACGCTCCATCATGAAATCGATGATTTCTGCGCGACATTGGAGGCGCCAGGCGAACCGGAAACGCCGGAAGCAATACAGCAAGAGCTGTTGCAACGCATTGACAAGGTTTTTGATTTTTTTCTGAACCAGTAAGAAATCAGAGCATGCACACACAAAAAAACCGCTTGCCATGCCGCAATCAGTCAGGTTACATTTCTGCTGCACCTCATAAAACGGGTGCCGGGATTCTCAACCTGCTGACAAACGAAGCGCACAACCGCGCCAGCGGTTTTTTTGTGCGTACTGTATTGCCACGTCTTTTTCGCACACGAATTATGGTGGGGCGTACGGGGCCGACTTCGGTCGGGCCGGTTTCTTCGTTTGCCGGTGTTGAGAACCCCGTACGTCTCGCCACCCCGAGATTCTCAACTCTGGTTGGTGAGTATCCAAAAACTCACAAACGAAGAGGCCAAACACCATGGCAAACCGCAAACAGCACCGCGCTATCGCGGAGCGTCGTCACATCCAGACTGAAATCAACCGTAGACTTTTCCGCGCATCACGCGTCGCGCAAATCATGCACATCAATATGCTGCATGAGCGCAGCCACGCGCTATCGAACATCTATTCCGCCTCTGTTTTCAGCTATCTGGCGGATGATCTGCGCGAGCTGCAACAACTCTTCCAGCAGCAAAACAAACTCCATTAATTCCTGTTCCGGGCCTTTCCTGCACCTTGCGGCGGGAGGCCTTCGCACATCTGTAGTAAAGAGAATTGCAGCATGATTGACGCTCATGACTTCACAAGATGGGTGCGCACACAGGACACCCGTCTGGCTCCCGTTCTTCAGGGATTATTTGATCTCTACATCCGTGGTCGTGACAACAGAGCACGCACCACAAAACCGGAGAATGCAGACACCCTTTATTTCACAGTAGACGACTGCTACCGCGTGGACTTCACACCACACGGGCTGGCGTTGCACTACCTGACACCACACGGAGAATCACTGCTGGCGTATTACGACTCCCCGGCCTCCGTATTTGCGGCAATGCTGGCGCATCGCACTGCTGGCGGG